TGGCCGTGCCGTCAATCGTGTAGTTCGGGACCGTGCCGCTCGTGAAGGTGAGCGTGAGGTCCGCCATGACGGTCGGCATATACCAAAACGACGAAACATTCGACCGCGTGTAGGTCACCCCGGTCGGAGTGCCCGAGGTCGTAGTGATTGCCGCGCCCCCAAGCGTGGCCGAGAGCTGGAACGTGCTTGAGCCGTTCGTGGCAATGATGTAGTACGTAGTCGGGTTTGAATAGGCAGGCACGGTGATCGTGCCCGACCCGCCGAACGTTCCGGCGATGGTCACGGCTTGCCCGACCGCCAAGGTGGGGTTGGCGTTGCACGTGAAGTTGCCGGCCGTGTCGGCGATGGTCACGCCCGTGAGCGTGCCGCTGGTGTCCAGGTACTTGCGCCATCCGATGAGCCGCATTCCGATGGTGGTCTGCGCGGTGGTCGCGGAGACGAGGAACGGGGTGACGTACAGCAGGGACGGGTTCGTCCCGCTGACTGATGCCGAGTTGTAGTCAAACAGCAACCCGGTAGTGGGCGGGGTCTGAACGAGGATAGCACCGCCAGCGGTGTAGGTTGACGGAACGGAAGAGGCCGTCACCTTGCGGAAGTTTTCCTGCGGGGTCGTGATAGGGGGCATCAGAGTTCTCCTCGGCGCTTCATGTCGAGCGCAATGGCAACCGCCTGGTCCTGCGGCTTGCCTTCCTTGATGAGTGTACGGATCTTGTCGCTGACGGCCTTGTCGGCCTTCTCCATGAGCTTGAGGCCGGCCTTGTCCTGCTCGGTCTCGCAGTCGGCGCATTCGGTCTTGTCATCGGGCTTGGCGGCGGTGGCCTTCGCATTCGGAACGGGGCCGCGGTGCGTCTTGAGAGCCATGAGTTCACCGCCGAGGTCTTCGGCAATCTCGTGCAGGCTCATGTCACCGCCTGGGGGCGTGTAATCGGGCAGGCGCAAAGCCTCGGTGACGAGTCGATCCCACTCCTTGGCGTTCGCGTAGGTGATAGATCCGCTTGAGAGCTTGCGGTACAGATCCTCGGCGCGTCCCATCTTCGCCTTCGCGCCGGGGCGGGAGAAGCCGGAAGTCTCCAATGCTGCAATGACAGCCCGCTTCGCTTTTTCTTCAGTCGAATACGAACGGATGTTTCCAAGGACATCTTCAAACTCATCAACCCCAGTAGAGCCACGCTGCACCACCCACGCCTTCCATCCACCGTTAGGATCGCGGGAAATCTTTGCAACCTTGTTGCCCTTGCGACCAACTTCAGTTGCAAACGCCGCCTTCGCGCCGGGGCGAGACATAAAGCCAGCCTTCTTGAGATCGTCCGCTGTTCCGCGCTGCACCAGCTTGAGGTCGGAGAGGCTTGCTGGGATGTTGCCTTCCGCAGAGGCCACAACCGCACGGCTGCCATTGATAGTAAGAATGCGCCCGTACGCATCCATATGCTGTCCGGACATCACGGCGACCTTGTCGCCGATTTGAAAGGATGCCGCGTGGATGGACTTCACGCCCAGGCGGGACGCGGTGACCTTGTCATACATCGCTTCCCAAAACTTCAGCATGGCGGCGACTTCCTTCAGGCCAGCCTTTGCCGTTTCGGCTTCCTGCTTGTCAGCTCGCTTTGAATACTTCTTAAGGTCACGAATGTGGTTTTCAAGGAAGTGAATTGCGGAGGATGCGTATCCCTCAACGCCACCTCGAGTGCCTGCGTTGGGCTTGTTCTGATCTCGTTCCGCAATCGGCTTCCACCTGTTGTGCATCTGTCGCGCTTCGCGCATGACAATGTCGGCATCGTTTTGAAACGCCGCCTTCGCGCCGGGGCGGGAGTGCTGCCTTGCCTTCTTGATCCTCTCGCCAATGTCTAGCCATCGGTCTCGCGTGCTGCTTCCTACGCGGTTCAAATCGGGATGAGCGGTGATCATCTTCGTCGCTTGGCTGTACCAATTTTGGGCAGCAGCGTGATCATTTTTGGCAATCGCCGTGCCAGCGTAGTCAAGGAGTCGCAGGAACGATGCAAAGACACTTGCGTCTGCAAACGTGTCCTTCGCGCCCGGTCGCGCAAACACCCCGAGCCGCTGTTCGATTTCGTTGCGAATGTCGCTCATACCGTCCATCGTAGCGTCCTCCTGTTCGATTTACGCATTCACGAATCCCGGATCGGGAATCTGCCGTGTGTCGATGAGCTGCTGCCGCTTGCCGTTGTGCTTCGCCAGCGCCTTGTAGTTCACGTTGCCATCCACATCCGTCCACCCGCGCTCGAGGGCGCGCGCCGCCGGCACGGGGATCAACGCGCAGCGGCAGTTGAAACCGCACGGCGGGGCGATGCCTTGGCGGTCAAACATCTCCATCGTGCCGATGTACCCGTCCAAGCCCTGATGCGTGGGCCGCGTCCGGTTGTCCCCGGTCGCGCTGTATTCGACCAGCGGCACGAACGCCTGCACCTTCGGCTCGCGCAGGGTCTCCGCAAGCCCCTCCGTGGCCGCCCGGTTGGTGTTCGTGCGTAGCACGGTCTCAAGGCGCGCCGTGGTCAGGTGCGTCCCCGTGACCATCTGCGTGGTGGTCACAAAGTCGCCGAGGTTCATCTTCCGTATCCACTTGCCCACCACGGACTTGGCGGGCTTCTCTTCGATGACGCGGGCGATCAGCTCCTGCGTCTCCCGCGTCTGCTTGGGGTTCATGGCGGTGACGAAGAACGTGCCGTCCGTGATGCGCTTGGCCGTGGAGATTTGCCCCCCCTGGGGGTTGGCCGTGATGCCGCGCAGGAGCGAGTCCAGCACCGGGTTACGGGCGCGCATATCGGGCAGGGCGTTGTCGCGCTCGTGGTCGGCCACCTCGCCGCCGCTGCGCTGGGCGGCCTCAATCAGCACATCCCAATCCGTGCGGGAGATCGGCACGCGGGTGCGGAACCAGTTGGCAATGGGGGCGAGGAAGTCGCGCCCGAAGCCTTCGAGGGCGATGCCCGTTTCCAGGCGGTCGAAGGTCAGGGCCGTGTTGGTCTCGAGCATCCCCGCCACGGCCTCGTCCGGGATCTTGGCCTTGTCGATGGCCTCCCGTGCGCCGAAGAGCCACGAGGCCATCAGGAGGGCCGCCGTGGCCTCGTGGAAGGTCTGCCAATGCTCCGCGCCCGTTTCCCCAAGCACCTGGGCGGCGATGCCCTTGCGGTACGCCTGCTGCGCCTCCTTGAGGACGCTGCGGAGGTGCTTGTCTAGGGCGGCGCGGTTCATGCCTTGCGCTTGCGCTTGCGGACGGCCACGACCTTGGGAGCCTGCGGGGCGGGTTCTTCACCCTCCGGGGCATCGTTGCCGAGGCCCAGCATGGCGGCGATGGGGTTCTCGCCGCCGCCGGCAGACTTGCCGCCAAGGACGGGTTCGCCGTCCATCGGTTCGGCAAGGCCGAGGAGGTCGCGCACCTCGCGCTCGCTGACGCGGCCGCCGAGGGCCACGAACTTCTCCACGGCCTCGAGGCGCTCCTTGGTGTCCGGGCGCTCCGGGGCGAAGTTGAAGCGGATGGCGCGGGCTTCATCGTCGGACGCGCCGAGCATCTTGGCGACCACGCGCACCAGGTCGGTGGTGATGGATTCCGCCAGCGCGTCCGCGTGGTAGCGGATGACGCGGGAAAGGGTGTCGGCGTGGAGGTCGGCAACGCCGGAGCCGAGGCCCGTGCTACCCGCCTCGCTTGACAGCGACTGCCCAAGGATGGCCTCCTTGAGCTTGCTGCTGCACCAATCGACCATCTCCATGAAGATCTGTGCGCGGCCCGCGTTCGCGTCCTTGATGTCGATGTCGTACATCGACTCGTTCGGGCCGATGCGCGGCAGCACCACGGAGTTGTCGTTGACGAGGTTCTGTAGAACCGTCAGCATCTCGCTCTTGGCCGCATCGTTACCAGCGGGGTAGTAGCCCACCCGGATGCCGAGCGCGTACCGCTCTGCGTAGGCGGCGGCGTTCTGAAGGATCTCCTGCTTCAACAGCCAAATGTACCAGCAGACATCACGAGCGCCCACGCCGCGGTAGACCTGATCGGCGCTGTTCGGGTCGATGAAGTTCGGCGCGGTCGTGAACACGCGGTGCAGGACGATGGCACGGCGCTCGTTGTCATCGAACAGGTGGACGAGCGAGTCGAAGCCGAGGTCGGTGACGGAAGCCTCGTTGATGTAGGCCGCGCCCACGCGCATTGCCACGTTGCCGCGCTGGTCGAATGCCAGGGTGTCGGCGGCGAACGGAATCCATTCCGCCACGCGCACGCCGAGCTTCGCGTCCTTCTCGTAGACGATGTTGGTGGCGGACACCCCGTACCACACGGCCTCGTGCATGGCGCGGAACAGGTCGCTGCGCCGGGGGATGGCGTTCACGATGTCGGCGATGCGGGCCGCGAGCTGCTGCGTGCGGGGGTTGTCATCATCGTCCGCGGTCACGGACCATTCGAGGCCAGCGAGGGTGACGAGGAGCGAACGCAGGACACCTTCGATGTCCGCGTCCATCCGCATCATGGCCTGATAGTTCACGTCCAGGCGGTACGCGAGGCTGCTGTTCCGCAGCATCAAGGACGCGGTGCGGAAGTACGACCGCTGCACTTCCACGGGCAGGGCGAGCGGCCCGGTTGGTCCGCGGCTCGTGGGCGGTGGCAGGGGCTTGCGCGGCCGGCGCGCAGGCGGGAGGCCCGTTCCCGGAACGGCGTTCGGCATCAGGGGATTGCTGTGTGATTCGTTCATGGATCAAAGTCCGCGCAGGGCGCGTGAAAGGGCGCGGGATTTGGCTTTGCTTTCCTCAAGGCGGCGCTTCGCCTCGGCGATGTTTCCCTCGGTGGCTTTTCGTTCCTCGGCAATGGCGTCAGCCCTGGCACGGGCTTCGTCGCGGGTTTTGTTCGCTTCAGCAAGGCGGGCTTCGAGGGCCGCAATGTTGCCGCTGATCTCGGCCATGCGGGGGCTTTGCGCAGCGGACGGCTGCGGGCCTCGCGCCTTGGTTTCCTCAAGGGCGGTCTCGGCCTTGCGGACGCGGGCATCGGCCTTGCGCTGCTCTGCATCGCTCACCTTGCGTTCGCGGGTTTCGTAGTCGCGGTCAATGGCCCCACGGGTTTCCTCAAGCCATTGCTCCGTGAACGTCTTGCCCGCGGCCTTGGCGCGCTCCTCAATTCCCTTCACGCCGCCGCTGGGCTTTGCTGCCTTACCGCCGGACTTGGGAGCGGCCTTGCCCTCGGAGCCACCGCTACCGGGCTTGCCGCCGCAATCGTTCCCAGGCTGAAAGCCATCCGGGCCGATGCCGCAGTTGTCGAACAGAGCGCGGCGGGCGAAGATGCCCAAGCGGTTTTCGATTTCCTCTCGCGTGGTCATGGGTCGGAGTCTACCGCGTCACCCGAACATCCTTCGCTTCGGCCCACGCGATTCAAACATCCGGGTGGGCGTGGTGTTCACGGTGACCACGCCGCCTTGGCTCACGACCGTGCCGCTAGCGGCCGCGTTGCAGAGGTCAACGACAACGTCCACCGTGTCATCGTGCGCTCCTGCGGGGAAGGACAGCAGCTCGTCAAGCACCACGCGGAAGTCGGGGGCGGCTTGCCCGTTGGCGGCTTGGGGGAAGTGAAGGCGGCCCTGCTCCACGAACGGCTGCGCCCCGGCGGCGCGTAGGTGCTTGTCCGCCCCGCGCTCCACGGGGATGACGGGTTGACGGCAACCCATGCGGAATTGGTCGAACACGCCCTTCTGCGGCCCGTTGGCCTCCGCGAGAACCAGTTGGCAGCCGCGGCGCTCCACCAGTTCCTTCGCCATGCGGGCGAAGTCCGGGAAAGACTCGCGCACGCGCAGGATGTCGGTCAGGTATAGGTTGCGGTTGTAGTCCACCTCGCCCACGATGCAGACGGAGTAGTCGGGATCGTCTCGCTCTTGGCGCTTGCGGCCGTACCCCCAATCAATGGCGGCGATGGTGCGCGACCCCGTGTGGTTGCCATCGTGATAGCGCACCCACTCGGGCCGGAACACGAGGAGGTCGGAGGACAGCGGCACAAGCTCGTAGGCGCGGGCGTAGGCCATCGGACCCATGTCGCGGCGGTTGCGCTCGAGCAGTTGTGCTGTAAACACTTCGGGCCACGGGCTTTCCAAGCCCCGGCATGGCTTCCGCAGGAGCGTGCCGTTCTCCTCGCACTCGCGCCGCCATTGGGCGGTGATGTCATCCGTGTGGAACGGCGTGGCCGTGCGCCAAATGCGGGCCGGGTGCTTGGCGGACGGGTCCAG